CTGCAACCCACTGAGCGTCTGACGCATCCCAAGCAAAAACGATAACATTCTCGCCCAATCCGGCATCAACCTGAGCCTGATCGCCCGCGTTTGCGATTGGGTGCGCTGTCACCAAGTCCGTAAAGCTCAAAAACAAGCCCAGAAAACGGTCATTGTAGTCAGCAGCATCTAGCTTGAGATCGACCTGCGCTTGCAAGTCGGTATCGGTATCGGTCAGCGTGTCCAATGCATCTTGTAAGCCCGTAACTGTGCTGAGGGCTTGGCTGCCGGTGTGGTTATCACGATCGAGGTAATACGCGCCATTTTCACTTTGCAGCGTATCGGCATTAATCAAATTAGCGATTTTAATCCGCATTGGCACAACACTGCACGAGTTGGGCAGGGCTATGTTGTTAACTTCGATCACAGTGCCGAAGCTGCCATAGCGCGTAGGTACAATGCTCGGTTTGATCGCAAAGCTGTGGACGTAACCCGTATAGCTAACTGCAGCGGTCATTGCGTCAAAGTCAAACTGGACAGTGACTTCAGCAGGGGCGGGCGGAACGGGAATCAGTACAAGGTTCGACGGATTACCCGCCTCGTTCACGCCTCTGTTCGTAATAATTAGCCACTGCGCACCACCGATGTACTGAAAACCCAAAGTGCCCTCAGCTTCTATGTTGATCTGGTGAGCACAGTTGTTCGGCATCGGCGCAAACTTGTAGCTAAAGACGAGCGGTGACTGTGGTTGTAGTCGCACTTGTCGTACTGCTTCATAGCTAGAGCATACGGAAGGATCACTGCTGATAGTGATAAATCCTTGCGAATCTTCTGGCGAGGATGTGGAGTTTTCTGACGCAAATACGCCGCCCGTCCATGTGCCGCCTGCGAGGGTGACAGTAAAGACATTGCCGACCACACGCGACGATGGATTGACTGCCGGATCGAAGGTGATCTCACCCCCGTCTGTGCGCTCAAGGCGTAGCACACTCGTCGATGGGCGATAGCTCGTGAAAAAACCGATATCAGTGATAGAGGGTAGAATGCTTTGAGTCGTTAAAAAAAGTTCGAACAAGCCTTCAACGCTCACGCCGGTAGCGATCTCTACATCGTCGATTGAGACGTTATACGTGCCGTCTAAGCTGGTCAGCTTAAACGACTGCGATGCGACAGCGCCCACAATCATCCATCTTTTAATATCATCAAGCGTCTGACAAATCGGCTCGCCCGCGTCCGACAGCTTAACCAACTCAGCGCCGGTTATTTGATAATCAGGCGTTGCGGTCTGGCATAAATTGTCACCGCCACTGCCCGCAGGGTCACGGATCATCACGCCGATAGGCAGCACCAAGCCTAGCTGCCGAGCGTCGATACTGCGAGCAATAGCAATCGGCTTTTGCCAAAAGCTTTTAATAGCAAGTTGCGTCATGGTGTTTGTACTCCCAAAATCTCAAACTCAAAATCTATCGAGTGTTTTTGAGCACCATCGATGATGACTTTGATGTCAGTGACAGCCCAGCCTTTTGGCCAGTCGCGGGTATCTTCAGACTTAAGCAGCAACCAGCCAGTGTCGGCGACTTGGTCAGCATACGGCTCATACTCGAGTGTTGCGATAAAGCGTCCGTGCTGATCGTTAATCTGGCACTCGATCTGCACACCGCTGTCCAGTGCGATGCCCCGTGCTGGGTCATCAGGTGGCAGAGGTTGTGATGGGTCAGCATCGTGCAACCACAGAGGCCAAGTAAACGGATCGCCGCGCTTGAATACATACTTTTCCAAGCAATTCTTCATAAAATTCGCTCACAAAAAAGCCCACTTCGGTGGGCTGTGGTCGGAGAGTGGATCAGTATCCGATCGCAATGTAAGCTACTGTGATTGTCGCTGCACCTCCGGTGTGCCGCAGTGTAAATCCAGATACAGTTTCGTTGTCGGCCGAGCAGGCGTACACAGCTCCGCTTGCCCCGCGCTGTGACACAACGATCAAGCGGGTCGCATTGTCAAAAGCACCGTCAAGATAAGACACAATGTCCCCGCTCGCACCAGTCACGGTGCCGTACTTGACTTGTATTTGACTTGCGTTGCCGGTGTCGCGCCGTCGAATTGGTACGTCAAGCGTTGCTGTTGTGCCGAGGTCGCCCGTCAATCTGTATGCATCAACTAGGTCACGCACACCCTTCGGATGCGTCGCCAGTGATTCAGATGTACCTGCGCTGGTCTCAGCTTCGGTAGCAAGCCGCACAATGCCCTTTACTGACTCAGCGGCATCGGGCTGTACTGCGCCGTCAAGCGTGTTGACCTTGCTCACCAGCTCGTTGATCTTTGCTGTCAAGCTGTTAAACAGCCAGTTAAACCACTGGCGCTTGGGCTTTTGTGAGGCCGGAAAGCCGTTGGCCTGCGTCAAGCCGTCCGTGTTGCGCTCACCGGCGCTACTAAAAACCGTGAGTGGGGTAATATCTGCCATATCAAATTTCCTCTATCCAAAATCCGCCAATACTGGCATCCGTGGTTTCGCCAAAACCTAAGCTGTCGGGCTGATCTGCCCAGCCAAATCCATCAATCAAATTGTCAAAAAACCGCAGGCCAACACCCGCAGGACGAGGTAAAAACGTCTCGATCAATCGCCGCTCAAACAACGCCAGCGAATCTATGCCAGCCAAACCAACACCAATCCACATATCGCCATCGACGTACACATAGGGCGCGCTGGTCAGTAGATTGACAATCTGAATAATCTGATCAGGCGTACAATCGCTGCTATTTTTGAGGATCTGCGCCTGTATCGCGATGCGGTACTGCGCCTCATCCAGCACCACAGCAGACGCGCCGCTGCCGCCAGATTCAAGCCAAAATCCGCCAATCTCAGGATCGCTTGTGTCACCAAACGGCTGGGCGTTTTCCTGTCCATCAAAGCCAAACAATGGCAACGACAGTGCATCAGGGATGATCGCTGGAGCACCAACGATCCGACCCAGCAAATCCAGCACCACCCCTTCCGCCGTGTCCAAATCCAAATCAAGCAGGGACAAAAAAACCGCTTCAAGGTTATTGAGCGGTTCAAGTGTTGCAGCAATCCACTGCCTAAACTTTTCACTGTGGCCATACTGGTGACCAATGCGCTTTAGCCCTGCGGCCACATGATCAACTGGCTCTGTCATGTCACCACCACTTCAATGTCGGCAACATCAAGGCTTACGCGCTCATAAAACAGCATCGGCAGGTTTTGCTCGGCCAATGGCTGCCCAAATCGCGCCAACTCGACAGCAGTGGTAACAAATCCGCCTAAGGCATTCAGTGGCGTGTACAACTCACTGTTGGCCAGCTCATCACCCACAGTTTGAGTATCAGCAACCCATCCGACCAAGGCATTTTTAATCTGTGCTGGCTTGGCGACTGTCCAGCCGGTGCGCGGCGATACCGTGACACGCGCAATCACGCGCACGTCAGTTGGGCGACTAAACCGCACCACCTGCGGATGATCGTTCGCATCGAGCAACTGGATCTCAGTAGAGCCAATCAAGGGCGTACCACCTGTTTTACGCGCCCAGATGGTTGATGCAATCACCGCATCGTCACCACCAAGCACTACTGCATGGATGCTGTGGGGTGGCAGACCGTTGCTATCCGTCACTGTACTGGCATTTTCCAGCACCCGCGCTTCGGATACACCGGCCAAATCACGCAAGGCCGCTTCGAGCGACTCGACCATGTTGCGGTTGCCCTTGGCTACCGATGCTGTGCGCCGCAGCCTTAGCTTGCTGTCCTGCTCACGCAGTTTGCCCACGACCATTGGCAGGCCATTGCTGACACTTGCCCAGCCAAACACGGGCGACCGGATCAGCGTTAAAGTATTGGCCGATGCAGATACCGCGCCCATTTGATCAGGCTGCGCAAGCACTGTTGCCGTGCCTGCCAAATCAAGGCGCACGTCAGCAACCGTATACACCACCACCGAGCCACTGGCGTTGGCAACCACCGAGCGCGCTGGAATCAGCACTCCAGCCGTGCCGGTCAGTGTCAGCGTGACGGTACTGTATGCGCCCTCGCTGCGTTCAATGCCGTTGATTTTTACTAGGCGTGATAGGCTTTGGTCACCCGCTCCGTCAGGATCAAATGACTGCCAGACCATCTCAGCTAATTCATCCAGACCAGCAATGCGCTCGGCAAATAGCGCCAGATGTTGCCCATCCATGCTATCGGGCGATAGATCAATATCAGCGCCAAAGATGCTACGCGCTGCGCCCTCAAGCTGTGCCAATCGCTCTGATAGCCGTGTGCGGACAAATCCGGCATCGGTTAATTCGGTCATCGCTTACTCCAATACACTGATATTTTCAGACAGTGTTGCGCTGCCATAGACTGAGTTGATTGTGACCAGCACCAAGGCGCTGCGCGTATCATGGTTAAAGCTCACTGTCAGCGACTCCACCGACAACACGCCCTCAGTTGACCTGATCCGCTCCAGCACAAGGCTGTGCAGCTCGCTTGGCTCATAGCGCCGCCCTAGCACCTGCGCCCATGCTGTGCCTGAATTGACATCCAAAAACCACTCACCTTGAAACTGCATCAAGCGCGTTTTGCAGCGCTGCACCACCGACTCTAGGCCGGTCGCAAGGTTGGCTCGACTCTGTCCAAAGCTATAATCATTGCCGACCAAGCGGCGTACTGTTTGGCTCATGCTGTTGGTGTCCCTGTCATGCCGCTAATCGTTCCACCACCGTGGCGATGGTTGTTTACGTTCACAGTCGGTGTGATCACATTAGGTGCATAAATCACGCAGTTGGTATCCAGCCGACCTGCCGACAGCCGCAAGTAATCGGCATCACTGCGCAGCTCCGCCCCACCCATCCAAACCGCAGGCCGCGCTCCCTGTGGCCATACGCCAACCAAAGCAAACGCATCGGATAAATCATGCTGCCGATAATCATCGGGCGGTGCTGGCTGCCCAGCGACAAACCACGAATCAATGCAGCGCTCGGCAAAAATCAGCAGACAGTGATCGCCCGCTGCAACTGGAAATGTCAGCTCAAAGCCGCCGCCGCTTGGAAAGTACACCGGCACATCGACACATGGCGGCAAGTTGGTCGGTGCTTGCTCGCCAGATTCAGGGCTTAAAAAAACCCGCTGGATGGCGGGTTGGACGGTGGCTGTGCGTGTGTCGGGGTCAAAGCTGATAATGATGCCAGGTAACGCCGTATGCACATCGAGTAATGCTGACTTGATCTGAGCACCGGTTGCGGTCTGACCATCTGCTGTAATTTCTTCACGGCTCATACTCGAATTCCTTCCAACTTGCTTGCCCACTCTGCGCCGTGCGTGTCACCGCTGTGCTCGATCTTTTCAATGCGAATGCCGCCATTGATATAAACCGATTCGACTTTAGCCACGCCGCCGATTAGATAAGCCGGATTCAGCAAGGTAGACACTTTTAGTCCATCCTCGGTTTCTTCGGGACTGCCCAACATGCCGGTATCATCGCTGATCAACCAGACTGCATTGGGGCGGGTATTATCGCCTTTCAGCATCACCAGTTGGCCGTCTTGAATTGACCACTGCGCGTCATGCCGTACCACCACCCGATCCATCACCTCACTGGCTTTGCCCGATACTGTCTTGCCGCGTGCGTGGGGCTTGTCGTCTAGCTTGTCAGTATGGCCGGTCGGCACACCCATCGCCGCTTGGCACTCGCTGGCGATATCGTCATTGGTACAGCCTTTCTCCAACGTCTTGTTGACCGTCGCGCTATCAATTGCAGAGTCACCATCGCCGGATTCAATCACGAGGATGCGGTCGACACCTTCTACACGACGTGTGCCACGCCGCACCTGACCGGTAAAGATCATCTGCTCATTGCCCTCATAACCCGCCATCAACAGGATGTCGGTACCAGCTTTGATAAACAGGCTAGAGTGTTCGGGACTGACGTTGTACACCTCGATCTTGGCTTCGTTGGCGGTGCTGGCGCTGGTTTTGGTGATCACAAAGCGAATGCGCAGGCCGGATAGATCCACGCCACTGCCATTGCTGCCCAGCACAAGGCGGGCAACGCGGCCAAATTGCTCAGACATTGCCATCACTCCAAATCAGGCCATACTGCGCCAAGTTATCGCCAGTGGGTTCGTCACCTGTCCCCGTGTAATCGACCAAGAACAACATGCCGCGCATTACGCGGTGATTGGCCAACAGGTCAGCACCCAACACCAGCGGAATGCCAAGCGATAGCGGTTGATCCTGCTCTGTGTTGATGTCCAGCGTCCACGAATCAGAGCGGGTATTGAGTTGCACTCGAAACAGATACTTCGTACCGTCGAGCGCACTCACCCATTCTTGTGCCGGATCACCAGACAAGGGCAATTCAAATTTCATGGTGACCTCAGTTTAAGATGCTGCTCAAAATTGAGCCGCGAGCCGCTTGGTTGGCCGCCTCTTGCTTACTAGCGGCCTGTGCTTTGGCTTGTTGCTGTGAGCTATTCCCGCTATTCCCGCCGCTATTCCCTTGACCGTTAGCGGATGGCAATGCTGTGGCAGGCTTCTCACCCCGCTTGACTGGTGCTTGTGTCTGCTTGGCGGTGCGTGGCTCAACAGGAATTGGCGTGTATTGCGTCGTTTCGGTCTGCGTGATCTTGACCTCTTTTAAGGTCAGGGCAAACTTGACCGCATGCACGGACTTCTTGTCGCTACGCCAACTGATGCGCTTCAGCAGCATGTCGCGGTACAAGCCACCCGTGATGGTTTGCACCGTGAGCATC